CGGCGACTGAATCCGTATTTACTGCACTCGGCACTCACTGGCAAAATTCTCGCAATAACTTCAGAAATATCTTTTGTTTGTACTAGAGGATCTTGATAAGTGCGTTGGTAAATACCACTACGACCTTGTTGCTCTAGTACTCCACCCATAGCCTTGATGATCTTACCCTTCTTGATAAAGCAGTATCTATCTGCATTCAAGAAGCGGATATTACCACCACTAGTACCTGGGGTTACGTCCATTTCAGTACGTTCATCAAAGGTAGAAACCTTGGGAATACCACGTACTTCAAGAACAGCTTGTAAACGTTCAGGAGCTACAACACCTTGCAAAGCAGTACCACCATCAAGGAACAAAGACGAAGCTGCTTCCTTGGTAGACTTTTGTTGTAACAGTTCTTGCCATAGTTTACGAGACATAACAATAGCATCAGGTGCTGTACCATTAGTGTCGTAATACAAGTTGATATCATCGTACAAGTCCTGAATACCATTAGCTGTAGCACGATTAGCAGGAGTCCAAGGAACAGATACAGTTGCAGAAGGGAAGTGGCCACCAGCAGTTACCAAAGAAGGATCTTTCCAATCCAAGTCAACAGTCATACCAGTACGGGGATCAGTATAGTTAATAGCACCAAACTGAATAACTTGCCAAGTAAGGTATTCTTGAAGTTCACCAATAGAACGTACAAGACCGCTTAAGTTACCGAATAACAAAGCAGCTAGAGAGTTATTAGAACCTTCAATAACTTTACCGTCATCACCCATCATATTTTGTACGGTAATACCACGAGCTTCCGCAAGAGCAATAGCATCACGCAAAGCCCATTGGTCTTCTTCGTCATATTCATGTTGAAGTGCAACTTTGAAGGATTCAGCGGTGATTTTACGGAATTGTCCCTTTCTTGTCGAAGGATAAGCACCATTAGGAGCTACAACAGATGCCATCGTATTAATCTGTTTAGTAATATAACCTACAAAATTACGATCATCATACATCTTTGTTTCTACGTACTGATCTAACCATTTAGATCGTTGTTGAAGTTCCCACAAAGTTTCGTCAACAACCATGTCAGCTTGACGACTTTGTAATTCTTCATTTAACCAAGTGGCGATATATGCCATGATTTATTATTCTCCTTTTCAAATTTAATAAAATACAAAGCGGTTGAGACGACGCTTAATGTCTTCATCAACATATGGTAAGTTCACAGTGTAAATACCAGTATCACAACCAAATACAGGTGCAATGTCCTTAGAAGGCAAAGTATTAAAGTCAATACTATGTTCAAATACACCTAGTAATTCACCGAATCTTACACCTACACGTGCGCCAACAGGAGCAGCTACAGCGGAGTTCGCGGTCAAAGTGATAACACCAGCAGTAGATACAGATGAAATAACACCCAAAGGTGTATTGCTATATACCAAAGCAGAATCAGAAGCAGTAGAAGTACCAGCAGCAGATGCACCGCTATCCGCAGCATTACGAGCAGCAGTGGTCAAAGTATGAGCAGTAACACCATCCTTACCATAGATATAGATGACAGCACCAGATGCAATAGCCTTGACTAATACAGATTGGTTGGGGTCAGCGTTGATAGCAGCAGCTACAGTTGCAGCAATAGTTGCGTTAACAGTAGAACCAGTGACAGGAGTTACAGCATAACCACCGATAGTGACCTTTACACGTTCAGTTGCTAAATACGTACCACCGATAGTAACAGTTGCAAATGGTTCAACCAAATACAAAGAGTCACCAGCTTTAAAAGTATTAAAAGGTGCGGCTACAGTACCAGTTGCAGCACCAGTTGTGAATGCAACCGTAACAGTGGAACGCGCTAGGAAACGAGCTACAGAACCTGTCTTGGTTACAAAAGAACCAGCAGGAATAATCTTGTTACCATTAGCATCGGCAGCAACATCAGCAGCAGAAACTACAACAGAGCGAGGATATTGCGCCCCATCTTTGTTGAATAAAATAGGAAGATCCTGTACAATAGGACTTTCGCGCTTAATATAGGACATTTTTTACCTCTTACTTATTAGGAAATAAACCAATTGCTTGCAAAGAACGTTTTGCAGTTTGGTCAACATATTGGGTACGCTCTTGTTCGGCTGGGTCAATTTCTTCGTTGACATACTGGTTAAAGTCTACTAAACGACCACCACAACGCTTGAATAGTTCCAAAGCGAACTCCATAGCGTGTAATTGTGTGTCAAGGTCAACACCGTTCTTGTCAGCCAACATAGAAAAAGAAGCAACCATATCTTCTTCACGGTTGAAATTAGCCACCAAAGCTTCCTTAGCTACAGGAGGCAACCAACCTTCTTGAACACCGAACTCAGCCTTAGCATTGATGTTAGCAAGACGATCCTTAACTACACTGAAGGTTTCAACAGTTGCAAGACGAGCTTCTAAAGCAGCGATACGTGGGTCTACAGGAGCAGAGAATGAAGCGGTTTTAGAATGAGATGCAGAGTAAGCACCAACAGGGCTATATTCTTCTTCTACGGCTTCTTCGATTTCTTCTTCGGGTGATAGTTCATCTTCTAGATCAATAACACCAGCAGCATCCATAGCGGTAGCCAACAAACCATTGTATACATCTTCATCTTGAGTTTGGTCAAATACAGATGCAATAATGTCGAAATGCTCTTGTTCGATTTCAATAGTTGCGTCTTCGATGATACCAACAATATCTTCGTCAGTAACTTCGTAGCCTTGTTCTTGTAATACAGAAGCGATAGTAAACAAACCATCATCAACTGTTTCATATTCATCTTGGATCAACGCTAATAACGCTTCTCCGTATTTGTTGCCTGGTTCAATATTATACATTTTTACCTCTTATTGATTTTCTTGACGGTTGCGCTTCATAGCACCACCAATTGCTGACAAGCCGATACCAGCAGCACCTAAGCGTACAGCCTTACCAGTTACAGTACGACCTGCGACCTTATTAAGTACACCTCTAGCACCAGTTGCACCTTGTTTGTAACCTAAACTACCGAATTTTTCAGCACCTTTAGCTATATTACGTACAAGTTCATTTTTAGATTTTTTACCAGAAGTAATCAAACCACGTTCAGGACTACCTAACAAAGCACCAGTACGGGTTACATAATCCATACCTTTAGCACCTTTGTAAATATCATCTCCACGATCAATACTACGTTCAACTGCTTTTTGTGCTTGAGTTGCTTTGCTTGATTTCTTGATATTAGCTAGTTCATCCATTGTATACTCAACAGCTTTATCACCCTTACCGATTTTACGAGTTGTCTCAGCGAAGTTAGCAAAAGCAGATTTAGCAGACATATTAGCACGACGGTTAGAGTCACGATTAAGATAAGCTGCTGCACCTAAACCAGCTAAACCAGCAGTACCTAAACCAATTCCAAGACCTAAATTACGGATTTTTAGACCCTTTTTTTTTGCAATCTCAGCCATAGAATCAGCAACACGTTTCTTACTTGCCTCTGATTGTTTTGTAACCTTCATGGCTGGCATAATTGCTTTAGCTTCAGCAGAAGGTCTATTGATAACGTTAGAACCTTTGTTAGCAATTCTGGCACGACGACCTTGATAACGACCTTTTTGAACACGATCAGGACTTTCACCTTGAATCATAGGATTTGCAGCTTTTTGTGCGGCTTTATTTTTAGCTACAACTTTATCTGCATAACCTGGTTCCATTCTTTGTCGAGCTTGTTCAATATCTTGTAAAATACCAAAATTAGCTTGACCACTATATTTTGCGAATGTACCTAATGTACTCATTTATTTTTTACCTCTTACAGAGTATTTTGTTTTCATAGAACGACCAGTCGGTTTTACAACAAGTTTTTTGTTCAACTGTGATGCGTAACCGAAGTCCGCAGCACGGTATTTCGATGCATGATATGTTGGCATACCTACGCCTTGCATACCAGCTTGTTGTTCTACTTCTTCTTGGTCTCCTGTGCCATCGAGATCTAGAAGCTTCTTGACACGTTCAACAAAACCATATAATGTTACGTCCACAAGCTCTTCAGGTTTTTGACCTTTAAGTTCTGCTTCATTTGCATTATAAATGTTACGAAGATAACCCCATAACTGTTCTGTTAATTTTTCATATTCTTCTTCTTTTTCTTCTAAGGCATCTTCGTCTGTTTCTTCATCCCATGTCAAAGCTGAGAACTTTGCTGTCTTACCTTTATATTTACTATACAAGGTCGCATGTTCCCAAGCAGGGATTCCGACTAGTGAAATTTCCTTCAAGCTATCTGTCATAAGGTCAAGACCCATAGAAACAGAACTAGCTGTACCTTCAAGTACTTTGTTTACTACTTCGGGTGTTTGTATTACAATATTGCGTACAAATAATGCTGCTTTACCAAGTAATTTTTTAGCTTTTGGGTTGATTTTCTCTAAATCTTCCTCAGTTACTGTTTTTACATATAGTTCAGCGTTATTAGCATTACCTACTGTTGCCAAAGCTGTTTTTTCATGCTCTAAAAGAACAGGAAGTTTAACACCTTCTTGCAAAGCAGAATTTGTATTAGCCGCAATTTGTTCTAATCTATCTGGTGTAAAAGTATGAACAACACCTTTAGAGTCAGGTAAAGTTCCCTCTAACATCAAGATAGCGTCTTTTGTAACACAACCAGTATTGTCATCGGTTTTGAAAGTCGATAACAATGAAGCGTTATTGTAGTGTAAATAGGTTGTTTTTTTCATATGCGTTGTATACACTATTTATAAGATATACTAGATTATATAGATAAAAACAGAAAACGATAAAAAATCGAAAATGGGGCAAAAATATTCTGTTAATGCAAAGATAGGTCAGAGATTGAGATCTGCTAGAGAAGATTTGGATCTCAAACAAAAAGACGTTGCATCACAATTACACCGTACACCAGATTTTGTTTCTATGTCAGAACTTGATAAAAGACAGATATCTGTTGATGATGTTGTAGCTTTTTCTCGTGTATACAAAAAACCAGTTATTTATTTTTTTAGTGACTTATAATGATATTTGCAGATGAAATCACAAACTTTGCTTCTGATGAGAAAGTACGTCAGTACCAAAGAATACAAAATGGTCGTTTGGTAACTGTTAACCAATATCAGAGAAAAGGTGACCCCAAAGCACAACAAACCGTAGAAGAAAAAAGTAAAAATCCTGCTGTTGATAATGCTTTAATAAACAGCATCAAAACTGGTGCGAACGTACCTTTCAATGTGGCGATTGCTGGTTTAGGGTTAGTTGGTCTTGCTGCTGGTACTCGTGCTTATGTAATTAACCGACACCAAAAACAAGTACGAGATGCAGCAACCCGTATTATCACCCAAGCTGAACCACAAGATTTACGGATGTTAGGTCGTAACAATCCCGTACAATTACCCGATGACTTCAGCCAATACAAAGGTGTGATTATAAATACAGGTGGTTGGGCAGGTGAAAAAGGATTACATGGTGTGCGGTACGGTGAATACCTTAAAAAACAATACCCTGATCAACTTGTAATCACAGTTGAAAACACTTTTTATGATGTTGGGTTTAGTAAAGATCCTTCTAATCATGCTAAAAAAGTAGTACCATTAATTTGGCGTAATGCAACTCAAGGTAACAAAACATCTGAAGAAATAGCTACAGTAGCTAAAATGATTCGTTCTAAAACAGATAAACCTATAACGTTTTTAGCAGCTTCTGGTGGAGGTATGGCTGTAAAAGAAGCACAAGAAATTACAGATGTATTGGGGTTAAAAGACATCAAAGGCATGGGTGTAGGATCGCCAACATGGGGATTAGCACAACCTAAATCTGAATACAAATCATTGATGGATGATAATGATGGTTTCACAGGTTCTATACCTTTTACAAATAAAAAGCAAGACTATATACGAGTAAATCGTGGTACAGATAGCTACAAATGGAATGCTGATCCATATCAAGGTACAACACCTTGGAATAAACAACATGAATATGGATCTTATTTTGAACACCCTGAAACAAGATCTATATTAGATAATTACATATACAGAACAGACGCATACAAACCGCAAGATTATATAGCTGATCCAAAAAACAATGTAATAAAATATACAAGAACACCTAGACAAATAACAACTAAGTATAGTCGCTTAGAGCAACAAGCTTGGGCTAATTACAACAGGTTATTCTCTTCTATGGTTACAGGTGAATTTGCAGCACCTGAACAAGAAGTAAAAGTAAAGTCATATATTCGTAATGGTAAACTTGTACGTGCATATACAGCAAAACGTGACAAAGCACTTGAAGATGAAAACTTAGTGCAAAAATTACGCGCGGATATCACTGGAAACATAGAAGAAAAAGGTGTTGGGCATAACACAGCACAAAAAATAGCAACTGGTTTGTTGATAACTGGTGGTGTTGGTGTGACGTTAGTGGGCGGTAAATTCCTCGTGCAAGGTGTTGATGATGGTCTACGTACTGTAGCACGATCAAATTGGGACGCGAACCTTCC